CATCTCCTCTAACATTTACTACTCGTAATTATTACGGAGAGTTAATCACGCGCGTATACGGAATTGTGGAAGACGCGACTGCCACAGGCACCAGTTCGGTAGCGAATTGGGCCAATTCGGCGTCTGACGTCTTATTATGTTCTGCTTTGGCGTTTTATCAGAAGTCAAGTGGTGGCGCTGGCGGCGGATTGAATTTGGCAATGGACGCATCGCTGCGTAATTGCGGATTACGACACTAATTCTTAAGGAAAGCACATGGCAAATCTTTTTCTAAATAATCCCATTCGACTTGACTCTCCGATGGCGACCAGTTTCAAATCTCAAATCCTGGCTACCAATGGTTCGTTTTATGACCTGAGGGTTGAAAAAATTCTCTGGGAGACGCCTGTCACGGTGGGCGATAAAGTGGTGATTCAAGATAACTACGGCAACATATTGGCGACGCTGGCATGTGATACCGCGAACGTCTCACAGTGTCTTGATTGGACCGCGAAGCCCAAACGCTGGTCGGATTTTAGCGTTGCATCAATTTCAAGTGGTGTTGTCTGGATTTATTTGGCCTAAAGTTCCTGCGGATGCCTGAAGAAGGGTTCGCGCAATCGCAGTAAAATTCACGTAGGAGATTCAAATGTACAACAAGCGAGATTCCAAAGACCCGATGCCAACAGAGAAGAATTCTGAACGCCTCGGAAAAGACGGCGGCGGAAACACTTCTGTCACCGGCGAAAAGCATGACGGGAAGAAAGCGGAACGCGTTAGCATTGCTAGCCGTTTTGATGACACTGTCAAGGGACCTGACCAACCGACTCGTGGCGACGGCGAAGAAATTAACGGCGTTGCGCAGAGTGGTGGCAACATTCCCGTTGATACGCAGAAGGAAACGCACGACTCGAAGAAATCCGAGCGTATCCCTGCCAGCAAACGGTTCTAATTTTAGCCGCTTCGGCGGATATAGGAGCCTACAATGGCAGAAATAGCAGAACCAAAATCAAAGACTCCGCTCGCGGAGTCCCTGTTGTCCAATGATTCCAAACCCAAGGTAGCGGCTGCCCCCAAGGCATCGTCCGCCCCGAAGTTGACGGAACCCAAGGCTGCAGGTGTTGAAGGCGCTGGCGGAAAGAAAAAGCACAAGCACACTCACATCGAGCACCACGATAATGGCACGCATACCACGCGCCATACTCCCGTGGGCGGCGGTGAAGAGACGAGCTATGCTTCGCAGGACCTAGACGGCGTGCATGACGGGCTTGAACAGCACGTCGGCGAACCGAACGGGGATGAAGCGCAACCGCAGATGGCGGGCGGCGGAGCACCAGAACCCGGCGGAGCACCAGCACCAGGCGGAGCACCACAGCCCGGCGCAGGCGCACCCCCACAGGTAGGATAACATGGCACAAGAAATGCGCAGCGACCCAGGCATGGGCGGTGGTACTCCGAAGGCTGTCTCTCACGGGACTCCCAGCGGTTCAGGCAAGTTAAAAAGCTTGGCTGGAGATGCTACCACAGGTGCAGCTAAGGCTGCACTATCAGGAGCAAAGAAATTTACGCAGGCAGTAGAGAAGGTTGCTCCTCGGCCTAGCGACCCAGGTATGGGCGGCGGTTCTCCGAAGCCTGTATCCCATGGGACTCCTGCTGGTACGAGTATAAGCGACGCGGCAGCAGATGCGGGCGCGGGATTGGCAGCGAAAGCCGCCAATGTCAAGGAATACGAAGACGCCAATCCGGGCGGTCTACCCAAGATGCATCAAGGTGGAACCGTTCCCAAGGATGGCGATTACAGTCTGCTGATGGGCGAGCGCGTCATTCCCGCTTCTGGTCGACAGTCTGAATACCGCAAGGTCTTCCTTCAGCGTCAGCAGCGAGATAAAGGCGGCAACCAGCCTGTGACTGCCAGCCCAGAACAGCACGTTGAGGGTGCGGAGAAACTACCAGACCCAGCAGGGGAGTAATCGTGTTCCATATTCCCCGCAGTCTGGATGACCCCGCACTTCAGAGAACCTTGTCTTGGGACGAAATCAGTAATTGTCCCGAAGCAGAGAAACAGGATATTCGTTTGGCGGTTCAAACGAATCTTCGGTTCTTGGTGAATTGCGTTCTGCGTCCGCCAAATAAGCTAAAGAAATTCCCCACTCTTCGCGAGGATGTTCACGGGCGTATCATTGATGCGTTTCCCAAGTGCAGCCCCGATAAAGAAGTTGAAGAGTGGAGCACGACAGACGAGTACATTGTACTTGCCTCGCGCGGCATGTTGAAGTCTACGATTGGTGCGGCGTTTCTAACGCAGGCGATTCTGTGTTCACCGAACATTCGTATTCTTATCATGTCGGGCAAGATTGACAAGTCACAAACCATTCTGGATTTGGCGCGTCGCCCATTTTTGTCAAATGAGTTGATTCGCAATCTGTTTCCCGAGTGGGCTATCACAGGGGAAGATATTAAAGCCGAAGAGTTTATTTCCCCCAGGCGAGAAACGGGTCTTAATCTTCGCGACGGCACCATGACTATCGCCAGCTTTGATTCGGTGAAAGCAGGATGGCACGGCGAATTGGTGTTGTTGGATGACGCGACCAACGAACAGAATTCCAACAACCAAGAGAACTGCGCAAAGACGCACGACTCGTATGACGAGACAGACGAACTGATTGAACCGAATGCTCCGCGAATCTTCCTCGGCACCAAATGGCACGACGAAGATTTGCCAGACTACATCTACAAAAAAGCACAAGAGGAATTTACCGCTTCGGGAATTCAGACTTGTAACTATTTCGTTCTGCCCGCGTGGAAGTTGCGCACTGATGGCGACCCCCGCGAAGTTGAAGCGCGCGTTCAACGCGAGAAGATTGGTGCGCTGCAGGAAGCCGATGTTACTCTAACGTGGCCCGAGAAGCTGAGTTGGCGTTTTCTTTCGAAAATTTATCGCAAAAATCGTTCGGATTTCTACAAGCAGTATCTGCTTGACGCATCTCTGGAACAACAGAAGTCGTTCTCCGAAGAAGTACTGACGAATCAAATTACGTCTCCTGTGGACTTGCGCGCGATTCCCATTCACGACCGCGCGGTTGTTATCCACTGGGATTTCGCTTCTGTGTGGTCTGGTCGACGCAAGAAGAGTGAAAACGATTATTCGTGCGGCATCGTGGCAGTATTTCAAAAGAGCACGGGGCGCGTGTATGTGGCAGATGCGGTTCTCGCGCACTTTGTTAGTGGCGACGACATGGCATTGGCCGTTCTTCGTCTTTATAAAAGCGGAATGGCGTTGGGGCCCATCGTGGGTCACAGCATGGAAGACGCAGTCGGCGTTCGTAACGTGGAAAGTTCAATCACGCGACTGGCGAAAGAAGCAAATGTTCCCATGATGTCCATCACGTTTATTCTGCCTGATAAGGGCGATAACGCGAAGAATTCCAACATCGCTTTGTTGGCGAGCGCCATGACCGGGGAGCGCGACAAGGTCACTAAGAAATTGGGTCGCGGGTTTGTGTTTATCAACTCGAACATCCCGCACTTGGATGAAATTAGAACGCAGTTTGAAAAGTGGACCATTGACGCCAAACGGCGCAAAGATGATGGCCCTGATTGCATCGCACAGATTTGGAAACACTACAAGGGACAGATTCACGCGGACAAGGTGGAAACACTGGAACCTGATGGACCGCAGTTGTCATGGGACCCTGAGCCGCCCGTCGGCACACCTGACCCGCATGCGGATGAAACCGCCGACAATGAATATCTTTCAACGGACACATGTCCGCACGCTTAATAGGAGGGGAGTGACTTGCAGTTACCACAGCCAAATTCTACAGCCATTCCTCTGAATCAAAAGACCGAGGATTTCAATATCCAAGGTGGAAAAGTCAAGACCGAAGATTCGGCCTTGGCTTTGGTCATTCAATCTACTGAACGCGCCGAGAAATATCTCATGGCGCGATTGTGGCTTTCGGAGTGGCGGGTAGCTAAACAGATTTATGACGCGCCGACGAAACAAGATTATTGGCGGGACACTCGCGTGCCTCGCGCCAGCAACTCGTTTCCGTTGGTGTCGCAGCATACGCGTGCAATTCTCGACCAGGCCATGCCTGCGCTATTTCCTGAGATAACGCCGTTTGCGGTTGAGCCGAATCCTGGCACGCCGCGCGAAGTCTCACGCGGATGGGAAGACATTCTTTCGTATCAACTGCGTCAAGCCAAAGTTAAAGCGCAGTGCCGTTTGATTATGAAGGATGCGCTGATTTTCGGAACTGGCCTTGGCAAGCTGGGATACAAATCTTATGAGCGTCCGCGTACTCTATATAAGCGCGCCGTTCAGCCCGTTCGTATTGATTCCCCAATGAAGGGCGGCAAGCCGACTTTCATTCACACCAAAGAATCTGACGAGTTGGTGGAATATGACATCATGGAACAGGTGTCGGAACCCGAATTCAAGAGGGTTGAAATCAATCACCTGTTGGTGAGTCCAGATTTACGGTCGCCAGATGTGCGCGAAGCGCAGTACGTGGTCTATCGCGACTACCTGACTATTCGAGATTTGAACCGTTTGCGCGACTATCAGGGATACCAGATTCCTGATGAAGCCGCGCTGAAGCTGTTGGCTGCGCCTCCTGCGGAGCAAGCTACGTCATCCATGCTGGAGACGGAGAGCACGTCGTATCCTACTCAGGGACACCGCGCGCTTCCTCGCTACTTGGATGCGTCTGCTGACCCGATGGACCACAAGTTAGAAGTGTTGGAATATTGGACGAACGACACTGTCATCGTCGTGCTGCAGCGTAAACTAGTGATTCGCAATATGCGCAATCCGTTCGGCATCATCCCGTTCGTGTCTTGCTTCTGGGATGATATTCCGGGCACATTTTATTCTTACGGAATTCCGCGCCGCATCGGTGGCATCCAAACCCACATTCAAGGTCTGCGTAACAAGCGCCTGGATGACATCAACTTAAATTTGCAGAACGTCTGGAAAGTCATTAAGGGCGACATGATTGCGCAGCAGCCGATTAAAATGTATCCCGGCGCTATGCTCAAAGTCACCAGCATGGACGCCATTGAACCATTGCAGAAGCAGGCAGTCTTGACCGAGGCGTACAAGGAAGAAGATGTTCTTGTGGCTGACGCTGAGAAAACTACTGGCGCAAACGAACTGTTGGTTCAGGGCGCACAGGGCAGCGGTGGCAAATCCACCGGCATGCGTACTGCTGCTGGGGCGAATGCAGTATCCGGCGCGTCCAGTGCGCGCGTACAGAGTTTCGTAGATGTGTGCGCGGAGCAGATTTTGATTCCCGCGCTTTATTCCTTTTTGAAGATGGACCGCATGTGGCTCAGTCCTGCGATTATGCGCCGCATCATTGGGAAGTCGCTTTATGCAGCCCTAGAAGCGGATTATGATGGCGACCTGTTGGTCGACATGACCAATAACACTGACATTGAATTTAAGATGCTGGCGTCATCGAATCTTGCTGCCCGCGCTAAGATGGCTCAGACGTTACCGCTCTTGGGTCAAATCCTTATGCAACCCGCTGTGCAATCTGGCTTGTCCTCGATGGGCAAGAAAACGGATTGGCTTGAATATTCCTACCGCATGGAGAAGTCGACTGGTTGGGATGCTCAAGACGACCTTATCGTTGACCAGACTGACCAGGATAAACAGCAGGCTATGCAAAGTAATCCTAAGATGTTGGACATGAAGGCAACGCAGGCACGTCTTGCTCAGATGCATGACAGTGCGTCTAAGTTGTCGGCTCAAGAACACGGACAAGATATGGAAAAGAATAGTTCGTCTGCTTTGGATGATGCTAGCCAGACGATTTTGGTGAAGTCACTAGAACGGCAGCAAGAGAAAAATGAAGCACCGGAGTTAGCAGGCGGGCTCGGAGGAGAGTAAATGGCAAAGCGTCTCATAGACGGTGTGGAGTTTATTGTTCCTGATGATGAATTTGCGGGCGGCATCGACATTGAAGACGCCGTGCGTGGAACTGCATTTGAGTCTGGCAGCGTGAATTGCTACACCCCCGAAGAGTACCAAGATGCGATGGCGGAGTTTCAGAGCGCGGATTTGTTGAAACTTCTTCCGACGTGCGATGGCTATCACGAGGCCGTGCGTCTTGCTGAAATCGCGGATATGGATTCGTTGGCGAAGTTGGGGCGGTGTAAAGGCACAGACCCTAAACTTGCAGAGATAAAGGCTGACCAAGAGAAGAAAGCATACGCGCTGCAATGGTTGCGCGGCATCGTGGAAGATGCGGAATTAGTTCCGCGACCAGTTTTGGCAACAGAAGAGTAGTACAAAAATAGACCCGCGCCGTGGGGATTCATGGCAAAGGAACATAAAATGGCAAACGAAAAAGAACCACGAGTAGTAATTCGCACGCAAGACATTATGAAGTTTGGACCAAAGAAAGGCAAGGACGCCGTTGAAGAAGCGCGGCAAGCCATGCTAGCTGCAGGGGAAGCCCCAGGCAGCGTGAAAGTAAAAGCTGCGAATGATGCGCGACGCGCAGCATTCAATCAGGCGATTGCTTCAGGAGCCACGGTCATCGAGGCTCGCACTATTGCAGCGCAGGCCGCCAGCGACGCAGTTGCTGGGATAGCAGTAGAGCCAGCCGCACCCCTTAATGCTGCCCGAACTGTGCAGGTGCGAACTGCAGCAGACCAGCGCGCGGGTATCACGCAACCGACGGTTGTGTTGGCGTCTGCTGACGGACGAGCGGAGCGCTTGGAAACAGTTAAGTTTATCGCCGAGATAAAGCAGGTCGGCGGACAGTGGGTGTGTGAATTGACGTACAAGAACGGCGCGGGCACGGAACGCTTCGTCGCCGCGACTAAGAGTCAGTTGATGTTGAAGCTGGCCGAAGGAAAAGGCAACGCGACTTTGAAGATTCGCAGTAACGCTCAGGTCGCCCGGTTGACTGCATATCAATACGACCATGCCTATGAGTTTCCCGATTTGACGCAGGAAGAATATGACGATATGCCAGAGAAGGTTAAGGACCAGTTGATTGACGCGGTGGCAGCTAAAGCGGTCATCCGGTTCAAGGAAGACACTCCTGCATTTCTTCCGTCCGCGCTCAATTCGCAGAAACTGCGAGAATTTTTGGATGAGCGGAAAGCAGTCATCACGCTGAAGAATTTGGAAATGGCGTTTGCAACTTTGACCGCCATGGAATCTTTGGAAGTTAGAAACGATTTTGAACCGACAGTAGTTGACGATTCGACCGTTGTGGAGGATTCTACCACGGTTGCTCCGACTGCGCCTGCTGTATCAACAGCGGCACCAGTTGTAGTTGAAACGCAGCTACGAAAGAGGGGAACTACGGGCTTGATGCCTGGCTTTTCCAGCGCTGGTGGAGACACCACGTTGGACTCAGCCGAGGAAGCCATCACGCCGCGAGAACCCTCCCGCGCGGAACTATTGGCGCTACCGCTTGAGGAACACCGCAAGTTGTTTAAGGCATCCCTTAAACAGCCGAATCGGTCCTACTAACCTGATTGGTTAAGTACTCAAAGCGACAGCAACCCATCCCGTTCAGCACTATGCCCAGGACCCCAAGCCTGGCAGAGGGTGCGGCCTTACTCAAAAGAGTCGGGCTCACCTTGCACAAAAAGAGGTAACAATAGATGGCTTCTAACTCACAAGCATCCTTTGTTATCGGCTCACCCCTACCTTCCACTCAGGCGACGTTTTACGACCGTCTGGCTGTAAGGGCTCTGTTCGCTCACCTTGGTTTCCAGGGTCTGTGCGCAGAACGCCAAATTCCGAAGTCGGCTGGGCGCACAACTCAGATTTACACGTACAACCTTTCGCCGTTTACGGCGTCAGTGGCTGCTACGGGTACTGACGTTAGCGTCCCACAGGCTGCGGAAGGAACCGTTGGAACCCCGATTACGCCTTCCGAGGCGTCAATTCAGGCAGTGCTCGGCCAGTACGTTGATTACGTCAACGTGTCTGACTTCGCCCTGGCGATTGATATCGGGAAACCACTCGAACAACTCAGCGAAATGCTGGGCTATCGAGGCGCGTTGGTTGTGGACACATTGACCCAGCAGGGTTTCGACGCTGCTGTTTCAACTGACCCCACTGCTAACCTGCAGGTTCTTGGTGGTAGCTTCATGACCCGTGCGGTTATTAACACGGCTGTCGCTACCATTCGCGGAAAGAACGGTCGTCCGTTCGCTGGTGGACGTATGCGTGGCATCATGCACCCATATATTCTCAACGACGTGGCGAACGACGTGACTCTCAACGGCGTACTTGACGTCGAGAAGCACACCCGCGAAGGACAAAAGTGGATTGAAGCTGGCCTCGCAGAAGACAATGAAATCATCCCGATTGCTGGTGTGGATTTCGTTCTAAGCACTAACCTGCCGCTGAACGCAAACCTGCCAGTATCTGGTGCGTCTTCTTGGGCAACGTATATTACCGCTGACGAGATGATGTTTGCAATCGCTCTCGGCGGTTTTGAAGACGTTCCCGACGAGTCAAACTTCAAGGCGAATATTTACGAGTTCGCCCCTTCCGCGTTTGACCCAGGTGGAGAAATCGGTGGAGCCGTTTCCTATAACTTCAAATACGTTGTGACGCCCCGTCCTACGGGCAACGGCACACTGCCTTTCCGACGCATTTGGTCGGAAACCGCAACCGCGTAATTGAAACTAGGATAACAAAGCGCGACACCCCTCCTTGCCGCACCCGACATTGTGCGTCTACAATCTTGTCAAGTTTGCCAGTTTCATAACTGGCGTCGCTATTGTCACACGCGACTAACAAATAGTGACACACTCAAAAGTGGGACTGCGGGCCTCCTCCCTGCGGTCCCAACTTTGAGACTTCCCGTTCTGAGGAGAGCACCATGGCAGTTCAAGATATATACGATGCGCTGGAACGCACAGCAGAAATTGAACGTGAAGAAGCCCTGCTCGAAGAGATGGGGCTCACGCTGAATGACACCCAGAAATTACGAGACACCATGCTGAGCCCGGACGAAGCGGTCTGCGCTAAGCAAGAAGAACTTTTGGCGATTCGGCAACACAAGGGTCGCAAATCAGATTGGGAAGAATATGCGGATTCTAAACGCCGCATGGGATACGTGATGCACCACTCCGAATTTATTCGGAAGTTGCGCACCGTGGTTCCTGGCTTGCTTGTTACGGACGGACGAGTTCGCGGCACGTTGGCTCTGCTTCAAGTTCGTAGCATCCCTGTCCGCGAAGTGCCCCAGTACCTAGGCCCAGAACGTACCAACTTCATGTGCCCTGTCTACATCGGCTGGATTCATAGCGGTGAAATGCCCGAGTACGAAATCGACATTGTTGATGACGCTCAGTGCGCCATCGGGCAGCGACGAGGATGGCGAACCATTCTCTTGCGCATGATTGTCCGCTGGAACAAGATGCTGAAACCCAACGGGGAATTTGAAGTGGACATGCATGGAGTCCCGCGCCGCGAAAGTCGCGCTTCCCTTATCACGGAAGCACAAGCGCTCAAAGCCTTTGGCGTGCCGACCCAAGGTTTCATTACAGCCACCGGATACCGTCACCAGCTTTTCAATTTCAGAAACGCGGTCCCAGAAAGAGTCATCACGGATAGAAATTAACATGCAGGCGCGAATTAAAATTGCCCAACTCTCAAAACCATATTTTGGGACTGGGAGACACGAAGACGAGTTTTTTTGTGATGCGGTTAGCGGCGCAGGGTATAAAGTGTTTGCTCACGGCGGGGTGCAATGCGGACATTGGGAAGTACATGACCGAGGCACCGTGCGAGGCTGCTGGAGATAAGTTTCATAGAATTAGTCCTCCTTGGACCGTGTATATATTAGCGCGGAAATAAAAAGGAGTCAAGCTAATTCTTCAGTTCGTAGCGAAGCGTTACTGAGCCGCACTATCGCTCAAACCAACACGCACGATAGGAGTAGTAAAATGGCAGACGAAGTTACCAAGACCCCCGAAGCAGCACTGAGCATGGATACTGTGCTCAAGATGCTGATAGATTCGCAGAATCAGAACGCCGAGTCCAACAGACTGTTGGCCGAAGCGTTGCTCGAATCACGTAAACCCTACGTGGACCCCAATGTTCTCAGGCAGAAAGAACTGGCCCTGGAAGAACGTCGGGCGGAAATCAAACGCACCATGGCAATCCGCATTGCAACGAAAAGCGGATGTCCTCACATTCGCGATAATGGAACGTCCAACATCAAGTGGATGCAACATTCCAATAACATCGTGAAGGGCGTTTGCGGTTCTTGCTTCAGCGAGTTCGATTCGCGCAATAAGGCGGACATGGACTTGCTGCGTCATGACCCCAAGAGCATCAAGTCAATGGGCCGCGCAGGAAACCACGCTCACCGCAATATGGGTGAGATTGGAATCGGCTAAGATTTGTGGTGTGGGGTTAGGACTCAGTCGGCCTAAACTCCGAACAAAGCTGCTAACCCCACGCTTCATACTTTGAGGAGAGCATGAAAACTGTCAATATCATTTCTTCCCTGGTAGGTTCGGGGTTGCATCGCGAGGCGCTGTTGCTGCAGGATTTGCTGGCAACGCAGGGCATCACGAGCCGTCTAATGCATTACACGGACGGGGCGAACGCTCCCATGGAGCGCGCCGACTTATCCATATTCCTCGAAGTAATCATGCCTCAGGCTCTTAAACTCGCCCCGCAAAATTGGCTGGCTCCAAATTCCGAATGGTGGATGGAATTCAACAACCAATACCTTCCCTATTTTTCCAAGATTCTTAGCAAGACCCGCGACTGTCAGGACATTTGGAGCAAGAAAGTTGGCGCTGAAAAGTGTGTTTACACCAGCTTTATGGCTCGTGACTTGTACAAGCCAGAGATTCCCCGTGAGAATCGCTTCTTGCACGTCGCAGGCAAGTCGGGAAACAAAGGCACAGGAGCAGTCATCGACGCTTGGCAGATAATTCCCAACCTTCTGCCTCCCTTGACTGTGGTCGCGTCTAACCCTGAATACCTAAAACAATTCGAGAGGAATCGCAGCAACATTGATTTTCGCGTAAAAGTGACCGAGGCTGAACTGGTCCGGCTGATGAATAGCCACAGGTTTCATATCGCGCCGTCGCCTTACGAAGGCTTCGGCCATTCGATTTACGAAGGGGCGGGTTGCGGAGCATACGTCATTGTCATGGCTGCCCCGCCCTTCCTGTCGGCCCAGCATGATACCCAGGGTACGAACACTGGATTGTTCCCTATCGTGCCTGTAGCCTCTACGTCTGTTTCACGTCTGGCCACGATGAGCCACGCAAACGGTATCGGAGTGAGCAATGCCTGTGGCAGCATGCTGCAGTTTCAGGATTGCGGTATTAACGTATCGACACGCAATTGGTTTCTGGAGAATAATGAATTTTTTCGCAAGACGTTTCTATCGCTAGTGGAGAGCGCATGACAGAGATGAATGTAGTTTGGCATGAGGGGGCGAATCGACCAGATAATCGTTGCTGGCTCGGTATCACCAAACTTCTGAATGATGCGTTCGATGGATGCAAGAAGTACACGTTCACGCATCGCAGCACCATGAAGGAATTGCCTGCTGATGCCACGGAAGCCGTGGTAGTGATTCACGGCGAGCAAGAACTGACCCGAGTGGACGAAATTCAACGCGACCTAGGTCGTCTGAAGCGCGCGCTCATTATCATTATCGGAGACGAGACTGGCGCGTTCCCTGCCGGGCGGCTCATGAACCTTGACCGTAAGATTTGGTATCAGTTTCCTACGCCTGGTGCGCACGCATCGTATTCCAGTCATCAATTGATTTGCGGATATCCGCCCGACATGCCCGATTTCATGACGCCCGAGAAGATAGCGCGCGTCGACCGTGGCTTCGATTGGTCCTTTCTGGGGCAAATCACGCATGAGCGCCGTCAACAGTGCGCCGTGCAGATGCGCCAACTGAAGAATGGATTTCTGCTGGAGAACGCGGGATTCTGGCAGGGATTAGACCGCCAGAAGTATTACGACATCATGTTGAATTCCAAGATTGTTCCCTGCCCGTCAGGACCAGGAACACCGGATAGTTTTCGAGTAGCGGAAGCGCTCGAAGCGGGGTGTCTGCCTATCGTAGATGCAACGTGTCCTCGGTCGCGATATCCTGAAGGATTCTGGAAGAATATTTTTGGGTATAATCCACCATTTCCCATCATCAATGAATGGTCGGAGCTACCCGCCGCCATGGCTCGCGCGCTCGAAGGCTGGCCTGCGAACCGCGATACAGCGTACGCTTGGTGGCAGCACTGGAAAGCCAGTTGGGCTGTTTGGCTGGCCGAGGATTTGGATTATTTGAGGAGCCGTTAATGTTGCAAGACGATAGAATCTCAATCTTGGTTCCCGTGTCGCCGATTAAGTCGCATCCAGACACGTCGATTGTGGACCACACCATCGCTACTCTTCGATATCATTTGCCGCGTTCGCCGCTGTATATCATGATGGATGGCGTACGAGCCGAACAGGAAGACTATCGCGAGCGCTATGATGAATTCAAGCGCCGGATGCGGAACAAAGCCGACAAGAATACGCATTTCTTAGAATTTGCCCAGCATACGCATCAAGTCGGTATGACGCGTGCCGCGTTGGCGGTGCTTACTACTCCGCTGATTTTCTTCGCGGAGCAGGACATGCCTCTTGTGATTGATGAAAAGATTGAGTGGGAAGGAATTATGGGTTGTGTGCTTTCAGGCACAGCCAATCTTGTGCGTCTGATGCATGAAGCTGCGCCGCTGGAGTGCCACGCGCACCTGTACGGCAAGATTTTCTATTTTTCAGGCACACGATTCCGTGAAACGATTCAATGGTCGCAGCGTCCTCACCTTGCTAGCGCAGAATTTTACCGCATGATTTTGAGCGCGCACTTTAGCCCAGATGCAGTCACCATGATTGAAGACCGCATGCACGGCGCGGTGCAGGACCGAGAGTGGGAATATTCCAAGATGGCAGTGTACCTGCCCAATGATGTGAATTGCAAACGAGTTTATCATACCGACGGTCGTGAAGGCGATAAGAAATACGACGACCAGTACACGTTTTAGAGGAGAACACATGACACGTCTTTTAATCACGGGCGGGGCAGGATTCATCGCAAGTCATTTGATAGACCACGTCCTGAAGACGACGGACTGGCAAATCGTCGTGCTGGATAAATTTACCTACGCATCGAACGGTCTGCAAAGGCTGAAAGAAATCGGAGCGTACGATAACCCCCGCGTTGCCATTCATGTTGTCGATATCTCCCATCGCATGAGCACCTGCTTGGAAAAAGAAATCGGACCCGTGACATATATCGTTCACATGGCCGCTGGCACCCACGTCGATAATTCTATTATCTGTCCTCGTGATTTTCTTGATGCGAATGTGGGCGGCACTTTAGAGATGCTGGAATACGCGCGCCGCGTTTCTGGGCTCAAGAAGTTTCACTATTTTTCCACCGATGAAGTATTTGGGCCCGCTCCATTGGGCGTGGAACACAAAGAGTGGGACAACTACAACAGCACGAATCCCTACGCGGCCACAAAAGCCGCAGGCGAAGAGTTGAGCCTGGCATGGGCGAATACGTTTCGCGTGCCCGTGTTAGTGACGCACACTATGAACGTCTTCGGCGAGCGACAGCACCCCGAGAAATACATTCCTAAAGTTGTGCAGAAGGTGTTGGCGGGTGAGAAACTGACGATTCATGGCAGTCCGCAGGGCGCAAGCGGCAGCAGATTCTATTTACACGGCAGCAACGTGGCTCCAGCGGTGCTTTTCTTGCTGCAGCATGGCAAGAATCGGGACAAATACAACATCGTCGGAGAAAAAGAAATCAGCAATTTGGAACTGGCGCAGGCGATTGCGGCTATTATTGGGAAGCCACTGACCTACGAAATCGTGGATTTTCATTCTTCGCGGCCAGGACATGATTTGCGGTACGGATTAAACGGCACCAAGCTGAAAGAGATGGGCTTTGAAATGCCTTTCAAGTTCGAGGATAGTCTTAATCGCACCATTCAGTGGATGCTTAGGGCAGAAAATGCGCATTGGTTGAAACTGGCGTCGAAGTATCAGAGTGCCGAATAATGTACCCGTCAGTCTCCATCGCGTTTCCCTGTTGGAGTCGCGGCCCACTTTTGGAGAAGACGCTGGAGAGCATTGTCGCGCAGAAATATCCTGGCCCGCTCGAACTGGTAGTGGTCGAAACCGGCGATGACGGCATCACGAAACAAGTTGCTGACCGTTACGGCGCGAAGTACGTTCAGTATCCTCGGCTGCAGGAATGGCCGATATTTCAGTCTATCACAGAAATGTGGAACCTTTGCTGGCACAATTGTTCCAACGAGATTGTGATGTTGCAATGTCCTGAAGTGCTGCATGAGTCTGCGCACGTCATAGAAGATTTAGTGGCCCGTGTTCAAAGCGGGACTAAGATTCTGGCGACTCCGTTGATTCGCGAACTTGCGCTCGATGGCTCGTTCATGAGTTGGTATAATCACCCGCGCGAAGGCACGCGACCCAATTGGATTTCAGGGGCAGGACCGCACACATTCCGCAACAAAGAGATGCAAAACATCGGCGGATACGAGGAAGCGTTTTACGGCTATGGGCATGAGGATGACTATTTCTTCTATTGTCTGCGCAAGAACGGCTGGTCGATTGAATATGTAGAGAGCGCCGTCTGCGGACATCAGAACCACCCGCGCTATCCTTACGAGCCTGTGACGGGATATGCGAACCGCGCGCTCATGTGCTTGCTGACTCATGAAGTCGCAGACGGAGTGCGTAAGCCAATAACGAATTTTGAACCCGTGAAGATTGATACCAGCGTGACAGAGGAAGATGTTTCGCGCGTGACGAACGACGCTCTCAATATGTTTCCCATGAGCGACACATTCAAAGAGTGGGCGCACAACTGGTTGTACCGAATTAATCGCCATCCCAGCGACGTCTTCAATTGGCAGCGTACGATAGCCAATGAAAAATTGGGGCGCGTCTCAGAAATCGGCGAGATGATTACAGAAGCCGCCTGGGGTGTTCTCATTGCCCGCGATTCTTATAATCTGTCAGGCGAACAGAAGAGTCATGCCGCGTCATCGGGCAGTGAATCCACGAGATTGTGGTCGGAAAGAGCATATCAGCGAGCGCAAATTACCCATACCTGGGCGTCCTATGCGCTGGCCAAAGCAAAGAGGCTAATGAGTTGAGAGACTGTCAAGGAATTGGAATTGGGTCTATTTGTGGGGCAGAAGCAACGTGTCGCGTAGCATCGTACGGGGTAGACAAGAACGGTAACATCGAGAATCGAGTCGTTTGGTTGTGCGCGAAGCACTACAGCGACTTGAATCGAGTGCGAGGAGCACAGCATGAAAATCGTCTTTCTGGGAAATTTTAAGTTCCCGTTTTGCACTGAGAGCCACCACGCGTGGACCTGGCGCAAGATGGGACATGAAGTCGTCCAAATGCAGGAAGGCGTAGCTACCACCGACCAAGTCGTGGCTGCTTGCCAGGGCGCTCAGATTTTCCAGTACACCCATACTCACGGCTGGAATACGCCAGGCACATTCGGGCTCGATGAAATGCTTCGGCGCATTCGCGAGATGGGCGTGAAATCTTTCAGTTACCATTTGGATTTATACTTCGGGCTCAACTCGCTGGATAAACGCGACGAGCGTATCGGGCAGCATCCGTCATGGAAGGTGGATTATTTCTTCTCGACGGACGGCGCGCACGAGGCGGAATACAAAGCGCGCGGCGTGAATCATTTTTGGTTGCCGCCTGCAGTCGTGGAATACGGCTGTCGCAAGGGACAGTTCAATCAGACCTTGGCTAGCAGAGTTGGTTTCGTGGGCTCAGTCGGATATCATCCTGAGTATCCCTTTCGGACCAAGTTGATTGAGAATTTGCGCCGAGTATATGGAAATCAATTCCGTGTGTACTCGGGCATGCGCGAGGATGCGCTGAACAATGTTTATGCTTCTTGTCAGATACTCGTAGGCGACCACTGCATGGCGGGCATGCCGAGATATTGGTCTGACCGGCTGCCGGAAACTTGCGGGCGCGGCGGGTTCATTATCTATCCCAAGACTGAAGGCATGACGATTCCCACGGCGACGTACGAGCCTCAGAATCTCGTTGACCTTTATAACACGATTGCCTATTACATAAATCACCCGCAGGAGCGCGAGATGATTCGCGACGCGGCGATGTTGCATGTTCAGCGGTACGACACTTACACCAACCGGCTCCAAGAAGTTTTGCGAGTCATGGGATTCTAAATGGCCTGTACAAATACGATTGCAAGCGTTCAAATCTGGGTCGCATCATACATCTCGCAAAGATTGACGTCTGGCGTTGTGTCGGCTACTGAGCCTGCGCTTACGGCTGCCAACAAAACCATGCAGTTTATATTGAGTGCGCCGTTGATATGGGAATGGAATCGCGCGTCCGCCGCAGCGGCTATTACGACTGTAGCAGGAACGTCCGATTATGCTGTCACCCTTGCTAACTTTGGTTTCCTTGAAAAGGCAACCCTGGTGAACGCCAGCCCAATCGGCAACACCCCGCCAAACTTTGAACTGGATGTCTATAAGTCTCTTTCCAAAGACGGAAAACAGAACCGACCATCCAAGATTGCCACGCTGTTGGATAACAACGCGGGCAGTATCACCTTTCGACTTTTCCCTGTGCCCGACGCGGTTTATACCGTCGACCTGCTCTATCAAAACGCACCTATCCTCGCGACTGCGGGCGGGTCAGGACTTGGTTCTACTTGGGCACCGATTCCCGACAAGATGGCATATCTCTATGAAGAAGGATTCCGCGCCGAAATGCAACTGATGTTCAACTCCCAGGCTGGCATCGCAGGCATGGAACGATTCATTCGGATGGTAGTTGGCGCGGTGGAAGGCTTGTCTGAGATGGAAAAGGCAATCTTCCTCGAAGAATCACTGCGCGGATTGAAGACGCGCACTGCGGAATTAACGAACATCCAGCAAGGTCGACAGGCGAGACAGTAAATGGCAAACACCGTTCCTTCAACACTAAATGCTCAGATTCTTTTGGACTATGCGCGTCTCTATCCTTGGACCGCCGCTGCTATCGGCGTGGCGGGTTACTCGGACGAGCCTGCGGTTTCATTCCTCGATGATATTGTCAAGCGCGTCCTGAACAAGGCGAATCCTTGGAAGTGGAACGAAGTGCTTGTGCCTGTATTCTATACGCAGCCCTACCAGCAGGATTATCCGACGAGCATCAGTCAGAATGTCATGGGCTGGCTGCAGGAATGCACCATGGTGGACATCAATAACGTCACTTCTCAGTCGCAGAATGTCCCGCCGGTTCAGTGTGTGGCCCGCCTTTTGCCGATGTGGGTTCCTGGCTTTCCGACTAAAATTTCTTGGATTCCTAACTCGACTGCTATTACTTCAACGTGGCCGGGTCCAGGTATCACCTTTAAGCAGCCGCTCGTTAGCTTGGGCGGTGGACCAGGTGGTAATCCTCCATGCGCGATTACAGACGGCAACGGCAATATTTGGGTTGTGACAGGGTATGGCACGACGGGTAGTAACCCCGTGACGTCGGCGGCTAACGCTGCAGCGGGCACAGTATTCAATGACGGCTCCGTGGTTTGGACTGTGGTTGACCCTAACGGGTGTGCATTCCGCTTGGACCGTATCGCGTCCTTCGGCTCAAATGTCTATCAAATGCGTCCGACATATCAACAGAAGCCGCCCAACATCGTATCGCTAACCCAAGTCATTACTCCGATTCCTGACGACCTGAGTTATTTGGTCAAGCAAGGATTTTTGGCGTTCTGCTATAAGCAAGTCGACAACGCAAAGTTTCAAGTCGAGTTGGCGCAGTGGATGCAAGATATTAAAGAAGCGCTCGGCGCGTCTGACCGCGAAGACCAAGAGTTCGGTATGTACCCAGACCAGGGCGTTGCTGATGGCGGCTGTGATACAGGCGGCGGCAATGGATACGTTGGCTGGCCCGGCTGGACTTCAGGAAACTAATTTCGTAGGGAGATAGCATGGCATCAGGAAAAGGTAATAACAACGCGATTGGCTTCTTGGAAATGATTTATCAAGCGGTGCAGTCCACCGACTTTGTGGGACTGATGCGCAATGATACATCGCCCCTTACCAATCTTTATGTCAGTCTGCACACAGCGAGTCCTGCAGCAGGCGGGGCTCAGAATACGAACGAGGCCACCTACGGCGGAGCGACCGGATATGCGCGCGTTGCAGTTGTGCGCTCGGCATCAGGCTGGTCAATCACCAACGAGACAATCTCTAATTTCGCAGCTATCACGTTTGGCACATGCGGCACCGGCGGGTCAGGCGAAGTTGAAACCTACGTGGGCGTAGGAACCGCGTCTTCTGGCGCTGGTGTTCTTCTGTGGTTCGGTGCGCTTACGACTTCCCTATCAGTCAGTCAAGGCATCACCCCAAATATCGCAGCAGGCGCATTAGAGATTACGGAGAGCTAACTTGGGAACACCTAATTATGTGCAGGCTCCGCCCAACTCTACCGGCGTCAAGCTGCAGACCTTTGAAAACACTCTCAGCGGTAATGTCGTTGACGCAGAGGCAGTCACCCTTGTCAGTTCTTCGGGCGTAGAACTCACCGACAGCCAAGGCGGCATCCCCGTCACACTGTCTGGAGGTCCATCAAGCGGGTCAAATGTGGTGGGCACAGTTATTGCGCAGGGAGCGAAACAGACTAACTCCAATGTTCCGGGCGCAACTAACTTAGGCGTGTTGCCTGCGGTGGCTCAGGCTGCCGGTCCCGTTCTGACGGACGGTAATCAAGTCGCGCTTTCCACAGACTTAGCAGGAAATGTTCGCATGATAAATGCGGGATATCCTGAGATTGTGCAGAGTGCAGCGTTCTCTACAACGGCAACTCCAGGCTCGTTAGCTTGCGCGTTTCCCAACAATGTCCGCGTAGGTACGATGCTTATCATCATGTATGCGGTAGGCGGCACCAGCGCACCGACATGTGCGGACAACGCCTCCCCCGTAAATTTATATGTTTCTGCAGGAACGTCCGCAGCCACAGCGTCTACTATTTCGGGATGCTTTTACGCCATCAGTCGAACGGCAGGGGCATGCACGATTACGTTGACTCTCGCGTCACAGTCTATCGCTGCGATGGTTTACGAAGTCTCGGGACTGGCAAACGGAGCGTTGCCAGATTTTTATGCGGGCACGGCCAACGCATCTTCGGCCAGCCCGACGTTCACAGCGGAAACTACTACCGCTCCCAATGATTTGGTTTTGGTGTCATGCGGCGTCGGCACGGCGGCACAAACGATTACCTTTCCTACCGGGGCGTCGACTTGTGTAGGATTGTTCCACAATGACTCAGGACAAATTACTCCGGCAAC